GGGGAGACTAAAATATCGTTGGTCAGAGAGTCAGACACGGGACGCATTAGATCCTCTTGTCTTTAGGATCGACTACGCACCTAATAACGAAAGTAAATAATGTATACTGTAGAACACGATTTTGATTATTCAAGTATCCACGTTATAGACAATGTAAGTGGTGCAGATGAAGTGGAACTTATATTCGATGAGGAATATGTCTATATAAGACAGTATGATAAAGATGATCATTTTAATATTGTAGTAATTACTCCTAGTATGTTTGAGGAAATAATTGCAGCATACGGAAGCCCTGATGGGGCATATGCAACTAGGAGTTAATAATGGAAGAATCTAAGTTAATTTTGATAACAGATTTTATCGAACAAAAACTAAGAAAGGAAAAAGAGTTAGAATATTACTTAGACGAACTTAAAAAATTGCAGATGAAAATCGGATATTTGGAACGTGAAGTTGGATTAACTAACCAAATTATTGATATGATTAAGACCGAGCAAGTCTATGACATAAAAGAAAAGATGATTTCCAACAACACAGTTAAAACTATATCGAAGGAATAAAATATGCTAATTTATGATGATATTAAACTTGATTATTCAGATGTTCTTATTCGACCAAAACGTTCAACTCTAACTTCAAGATTTGGAGTTGATCTTGAAAGAAAATATATTTTTAAGCATAGCAAAAAGTCCTGGTCTGGAACTCCAATCATGGCGTCTAATATGGATACTGTAGGTACATTCCCTATGGCTGAGGCATTGGACAAACATTCTATGATAACTTGTATGGCAAAACATTATAATAGTGACGGAGAGTGGAAGTCAAACTTGCTGCCAGTAATTACTCCAAAGAATTTGTGTGTCATGGGTGGCATCTCCGATAAAGATATGAGCAATACTCAAGAGATTTACAAATCAAATAACGCATTTTTTCTGGGATTAGATGTTGCTAATGGTTACACAATTAGTTTTGTTGATGCAGTAAAAAGAATGCGAGACCTAGAACCCAATGCTACGATCATTGCTGGTAATGTTGTGAGTGCTGATATGACCCAAGAGTTAATTCTAGCTGGCGCAGATATTGTTAAAGTTGGTGTTGGACCAGGTTCTGTCTGTACAACACGAATTAAAACGGGAATTGGTATGCCACAGTTGAGCGCAGTTATTGAATGTGCCGATGCAGCGCATGGTATGGATGCTCATATCATTGCAGACGGTGGTTGTAATAATTCAGGTGACATTGTGAAAGCTTTTGCCGCTGGTGCAGATTTTGTAATGGTTGGCGGTATGCTTGCTGGCCATGATGAATGTGATGGAGAACTGATCGACGGTAAAATGCAATTCTATGGTATGGCATCAGGTTCAGCTATGGATAGACATTCTGTTCCTAATAGAGAATATCGAGGAGTTGAAGGTAAAACAGTCGCCGTAGATCATAAAGGACCAGTTGATGAAACCCTCATTGATATTCTATCTGGTGTTAGATCAGCATGTACTTATGTGGGTGCAGCTAGACTTAAAGACCTCTCAAAATGTGCCACATTTGTCCGTGTAAATAATACACATAATACTGTATTTAATGGTTGACAATAGACCTCCTTTATGTTAGATTATTAGTATAGAAAGAATCACTGAAAGGACAAAACATGTTAGCAACACTTCAAGGATATCAAATCGCTGCCCAGAACAATCTGGATAACATCCTCAACGCCGACATTATTGATGACCAAGCAGTCATTGCAACACAGGGTATGGTCGATGATATTACTGCCGCAATCGAAGGACTTTTAATATGACTTTTGCACCAGACTCAGTAGGTTTCGCATACGGTGATAGTTCAATTCAAGGTTCGTTCTCACTTAAAGAGAATGATAACCTTTTTGAGTTTTCAACTAATAACGAAATTGGTTTCGGCGAAGAGTATCCCCATAAAGTTTGGGTTACAACACCTTGGCATATGGATCACGGATATCGTTTCGCAACGGTAAAAAAGACTGTTGCATACATCTTGACCAACGATGAAGATGGAAACGATGTTGTTGAAAAGTGGGATATCAAAAACCATAGAAAGTTCATCAAAACATGATCCCAACTAAAGTATATGAAATATCCTTGGATGGTAAGTTTGTAACTACTATAAGAGAGATTAGTGAATTTTGTGCAATTAACAAATTCAAAAATATGTGGCAACACCAAGCAAATTCTGAAATAAAAGCCAGAGAGTGGAGAAAATAATGAAATTTTCTGAATTGGAATTTAAACCTATGACACATGGTGGTAATCAAGCAACACTATATTTTGGTAGAAACTACGGTCTTTCTATTATAGATAATGGGTACGGCAGAGAAAGTAATCTGTATGAGGTCGGTACGTTGTTTAAGAAACAACTTGCTAATGTTTTACCATCACATACTGGTGATGATACTGTTGTAGGTAATTGTACTGAAGGACACGTTGAGCTGATTATCGAGGCAATGGAAAGGCACTTTCGGGGCTCATTTTTATAAAGGAAATATTATGACACCAAAAAAGGAAAATTTAATGGGATTAGAACATGAAAATTATTTATGGGAACCAATTAGACATATAGACAATGTGCGAATACAGATTTTAGAGGAAGAAATAGAATATTATAATACTTTAATTGAAGATCAAGATTGTGGTCATATTCATACAACTATAAGTTTTTTACGCCAGCGAATAGAAAATATTGCTGGTAAAAGAGAATGGCCATTCGTCAAATGACACAATATGTTTTTGATGTTGATGGAACTCTAACGCCCAGTCGCGGAACTATGGATAAACAATTTTCTGAATTTTTCATAGAATTTTGTAAATCAAATAAAACGTATCTAGTCACTGGAAGCGATATTCAGAAAACCCGAGAACAGGTTGGAGAAATTGTATGGTCAATGACTAGTAGAAACTATCAATGCGGGGGCAATGATGTATGGGAACGAGGTAAGAATATTAGAACTTCGGTCCTAAAATTACCAGATGAAATTTGGAGTTATTTAAATAAAGAAATTACAGATAGTACATTTCCACTTAGAAGTGGAATGCATATCGAAGAACGACCTGGACTTTATAATTTTTCTATTTTAGGTAGAAATTCTACCACTAGAGCTAGAATTCAGTATGTACATTTCGATAATCATACAAATGAAAGAAACAATATCGCATCTAGATTGCGAAAACAATTTCCAGAGTTTGAATTCAAAGTTGCTGGCGAGACTGGTATCGACATAACAGCTAAGGGAAATAACAAATCTCAAATACTGAGTGATTTTAAAGATACTGATATAATAAAATTTTATGGAGACAAATGTGATCATGGTGGTAATGATCATGAAATTGCACTTGCTGTCCATGATCGCGGTGGTAAAAATTCTGCATATCAAGTAAAGGATTGGAAAGATACTTATGGTATGTTACAATCATTAGAATGGCTAACCTCTAAAGATTAAAAGTTTATCCTTATAAATATCTACACTAGAGATAAATTTCTAAGGATGTATTAAAATGATTTGGATTAAGTCGCAATATCTTACCGAAGCCGCAAAAATTAATAAAGGATTCAAATATGAATGGGACCTTTATGACGTTCTGGTCGCGGCTGATTTGAGCCCTGCAGGATTTAGTCCTGCGGGAGGCGGTCATGGACCAGATGGCATGTTTCTTTACAAAGGTAAGAAATTCAATTATGAAATAAAACTAGATCAGGCTGCTGATTATGGTCAAGTTGAACTAAGATATAAAAATGGATCTTGGGATTTCGGTGGCAAAAACCAAGAAGCTAAGGATTTATATAATAATTTAGGTGTCATGGATTTTGTTAGAAAATCTTGGGGCGCACATGGAGCTCCTAGAAAAGAAACTGTGGGCACTAAAGATTTTTCGCCAGACGATGTTAAACATGATTATAAACATTTCACAGATGCATATATGAAAATACCTTCGAGCGTATTAGCTGCACATTATGCAAAAAAAGGTACATATTATATTCAAGTAGGTAAATCAGGATTTTATCATATGGATAAAGATATTGCCAACATCGGTACACAAAAATTTGATGCAACTTTAAAATTGCGTATTAGAATAAAAAGAAGAGGCAGCCAACCGATAAATAAATATGGATTTTTAACAGCACTTAAAATTGATAAAAAAGCTGGAAAATCTAAATTTGATATGGATAAAAACTTAGACTTTCTAAGATGAGACTCACTAAAATTGAGTGGCAAAAAAATACAGAACGACTAGCCATATTTTTGAGAAAATATAAGTCTCTAGAAGAATTCACACTTTTTGATAACCAAAAGGTACACTTTGAATATACTGAAGAAATTTATGAAAAATTTAAAAATGGTAATATAAACACTATAATGTCAACTAATATAATGGCATTAAATAATACATTATACCAGCTAACCGACTTAAAAAACACTGAAGAGTTTGGTATGAGTCGCCATAGACCCGTAGTTGGTGCTGGTACTATAAAAGAAGATATTCAGCTACAATCATTAAAAAGTCAAATACAATCATTAAAAATTAATTTAGGTTCAACTTCTATTCCTATAAGAATAAAAGGAAAGATGTATCAAGTATATGATGCTATAAGCACACCAGGAACACCAAAATCAGATTTCCATTTAATCGATGTTGACGGTAATGAACTTGTCTGGATTTCTCATAAAGATGGTAGTAAACCTAAAGACTTTCGACAATGGGGAGGTATTTCTGCTAGAAGGGAGCCTATAGTTTCAAAACATGTTGAAGTAAAATCTTTTGTGAGAGATTTAAAAGTATTGTATCCATCCGGAATGCCCCAGTCTAAAACGTTCTATAGGCATATTACATCTAAAAAATTGAAAATGATAAGCGTATATGGTAGTGAATATACTAGCGCAGGCAATAGTTTGAGCAGGCAGAATTGCTCTATTCTTATACAGGGACCAGTAGAATTAATCAGACAAAGTACGCATTATATATTTAAGTCTAATCATATACATTTTAATGGCGATAATATGACCGGAGGATTTGTTCCAGTTCTAGCAGCAATATTTGTCCGTGATAGGAGTGATGCTGGACTTAAAGGAAGTAGAATAGTAATTATGCCCAAAGAGGGTAGAAAAATGTCAGGAATAATATGACCAGAAAATTCTTTAAACACTGCGAGACTCTGCATTGGGACAATCCATTTAGGATGAGTTATTTCTTTGCTGAAGTCTCGGCACTTGCATATCACGATGGTACCAGAGCTAAACATGAATTGAATAAACTTGGATTCAAATCATATAAATTTTTAGAAAATGATGGAGCACAATGTCATATCTTTTCAGATAAAGATAATATTGTAGTTGCGTTTAGAGGCACTGAGCCTACAGAATTTTCTGATGTAAAAGCTGACCTACTTGCCTTCAAAAGAAAATCAAAAACTGAGGGTATGGTACACATGGGCTTCAAACTAGAACTAAGGAAGCTGTGGTCTGACATTGAAGCACTACTTCAAAAGAGTAAAGGAAAGCAGCTCTGGATAACTGGACATTCTCTTGGAGGTGCTATGGCAACATTATGTGCATCTAGACTAGAAGAAAAGACACCAATATTATTTACATATGGATCACCTAGAGTTGGCGGCAAAGAATTTTGTTCTGGTATGGATGTTGAACATCATAGATTTCAAAATAATAATGACATTGTTCCTTCTGTTCCATTTGCACTCATTGGATACAGGCATCATGGAACATTAAGATATATTAATCATTACGGCAATATTCGACAATTAACTTTCTGGCAAAAAATCAAAGATTGGGCTAGGGGTCATAAAGCAGCACTGAAAAAGTTTCAATTATTTGATGGAATATATGACCATAGTATTACTGAATATTCAGACAAGTTAAAGAATATAAACTAATGGAATACTTATGGATATACACTAGTATCGCTGGTGCGCTGCTTGGAGCAGCATGTTTAGCTTATGTAAGAGATACAAGAATAGGATTATGGGGGTACTCCAAGTTCGACCAGTGTTGCGACTGGTTAAGAGACAGATATGGGTGGACTTGGTTCGATCAAGATGTAGATGCCTGGAAAAAAGTTAATCCAAAAATCGCAAATAAAATAAGTGAATTGGAAAAGAGAATTAATATTCTAGAAAGATCACCGAGTAGTGATGGTAATTCTAAAGATAGTGTAAATTTATCAAAGCAACCACTTGACTTTGTTGAAAATGTATAGTATAATTAAAGTTCACAACAGGAGATAGATTATGCTAACTAAGTCGGAACTAATTGAACAACTCACAACGGGCATTTATGAAGTTACATTTACCAAAATTAACGGTGAAAAACGTGTAATGCCATGTACACTAATGCAAGATTATATGCCAGATGGAGAAAATGTGGTAAAGAAAACTGAAGTGGATGATGTAGATCGTATTTCAGTTTGGTGTACAGATGCAAAAGGCTGGAGAGCATTCAAACCATCGACATTAATTGACTTTAAATCTGTACCTCTTGGAGGTCGCCACAATTGATTTTAGTTGACCAATATGTGATTAGCTTTGCTTTCACACTAGTTATGTGCCTATCGTATTATTACGGTAGGCGCACTATTAGGCTAGGCATCAAGGAAGAATTCAAATATATGCATGAAGAAACAATAGCAGAAGCTGTGGAAAAAACTGTTGATAAACTATGCGATGAAGGTTATCTTTATTTTAAACATGACGATGACGGAGAAATAGAGTTAATTAAGATCGAGGATAAAGTTAAAGGTTGACAAGTGCTTTAAAATGTGTTAGATTATAGTATACACAATAGAAAGTGATTCGCATGGCTCGTAAGAAAAAAACAGTTGCTCGTAAATCTAAGACAGGGTTTGCCGCTGCACCTACAGACTCGTTTCGTAATTTCAATGATTATGTTAGAGTCGATCTAGATAAGAAAGAACTTATTTCTAAGATCAAAAGTTATCTAAAAGTTGAATTGCCAAAAGAAGATTATAAAATAGCATCAGATGCTCCTGATTGGGCGTTCGTATCTGTTCCTCTTTTAGCATCAACTATCGCTTGGAAAGAATCTGGTAGAGAATTCCCTTCTTATTGGAACGCAGATAAAGTCTTTGAAAAGCATATTGGTGAATTGCTACAGCGAGGCAAAAAAAGACAAGCAGAAAAAGCTAAAGAGCCAACAGAGGGTGTTGCTGTTCGTAAAAGTATTCAAGAAATTGTACAAGAACGTACAAGTGATTTTATCGGCGAAGTCGAAAGCAATATTGACTCTTGGGATAGTATGATTGATGATAAATCGTATTCAGTATATGATGAATTGAAAAAAATTGACGCTCCATATAATACAGCTAAGGCAGTATTCGATTATTATAAGCCACAAGCTGACGAATTGCGTGAATTGATTGAAGATAAAACTGAGGATCTACTTGAAGCCTACTCGCATATGTCAGTTCGTTCAAGAAAGCATTACAAGAATTTTCTAGAGCAAATTGTTTCAGATGCTGAAAAGTTTATGACTGCCAAGAAAGCTACTAGAAAGTCTCGGAAGCCAAAAGTTCACACTGCTGATAAGCAGGTAGAGAAAGTGCAATTCTTGAAAGATTCAAGTGAATTTAAAATTGCATCTATCAATCCAGCAAGTCTTATTGGCGCAATGCGGGTTCTTGTATTTAACGTTAAATACAAATCGCTTACTGAATTAGTTTGTGAGCAACGTGGTGGCTTTACTATTAAAGGCACAACACTGCAAGGTATCGATGATGAACAATCACGTTCCACTAAACTTAGGAAAGCTGAGGAGTTTTTGCCTCTGGTACTTAAAAGTACTCCAAAGCAAATCAATAAAGAGTGGTCAAAACTAACTACTAAAACAAATGGTGCGAATGGTCGTATCAATAAAGATACTATAATTTTAAGGGCTATGAGTAAATGATAGAAAAAGATTTCATGAATAGAGCAAAGTTTAGCAAATTGATAGAAAGTCAAGTAATTGAAAGAAAACTCACTTGGATAGATGCCGTTGTTGAAGTATGTAAAATAACGAATTTAGAACCAGAAGATGTAAAGAAATTTATATCACCTGTAATAAAGGAAAAGATTGAAGCCGAGGCAATGAAACTAAACTATTTACCTAAACAAAACGAATTGGTATTTGAAGATGATACGGTGGTTTGATTATTTAGCCATTGCGCTAATGTCTATAATGATGTTTCCTTGTGTGATGATAATTCTACCACCAATCGTCAATCTAAATGCGCTAATATTCTTATATGCTTTCTGGTACGTTTGGGAAATGTACTGCGACTATAGAGGTAACGAAGATGGACGATAAAGAAATACAGCAATTTATAAATCACTTTAAAGGAGTATTACCAGACCCAGACAACTATCCAAAATGTTTTGATTACTATTACAACGTGTGGAAATTCTACAAAGGAAAGTTATAAATAAGTTGACACACACAACACAATATGATATAATACAGTTATACAAAAATACTACAGCAATATTTCAGCAAATATAAGGAACATATAAATGTCTTTTGCAAATCTAAAACGGTCCCGTGGCACTATCGACAAACTCACTGCCGCAGCCCAAGCATCTCAATCAACATCGAAATCTTATGTAGACGAACGGATGTGGAAACCCACAGTCGATAAACAGAATAATGGCTATGCAGTTATTCGTTTTCTTCCTGAAGGCGAAGGCTGTGACTTGCCGTGGGCAAAGTATTGGGATCATGCTTTCAAAGGTCCAACTGGCAAATGGTACATCGAAAAGTCTTTGACCTCTATCGATCAATCTGATCCTGTTGGCGAATTCAATAGTAAACTTTGGAACTCAGGTATGGAATCTGATAAAGAAACAGCCAGGCGCCAGAAGCGTAGGTTGCATCATGTATCTAACATCATGGTAGTATCAGATCCTGGTAATCCTGCTAATGAGGGTAAAACCTTTATGTTTCAGTTCGGCAAGAAAATCTTTGACAAATTGATGGATGCCATGCAGCCAGAATTTGCTGATGAAACACCAATGAACCCATTTGATTTCTGGGAAGGTGCAGACTTCAAACTGAAGATTCGTGATGTTGAAGGTTATCGTAACTATGATAAATCTGAGTTTTCATCTCCGAAGCCTTTGTCAGAGGATGATGAGAAGCTTGAAGGTATTTACAACAATCTTTATGATTTGCGTGAATTCATGGATGCGACAAAATACAAATCATATGCAGAACTAGAAACGAAAATGCATTCTGTTCTGGGTACTACTAATGCGCCTACTATGCATCAGCAAAACCAGTTGGGAGAAGAAACTCCTCCTGCTATGGAAAAAGCCTCAGCGCCAGTAGCATTTGATACTGTAGCAACAGCTTCTGCTGAGGTTGATGAAGATAACACTATGGAATACTTTGCAAGTCTAGTTAATGAAGATTAACCTATTCTAGCACTCCTACCATAGTGCCGTCTACAGGACTGATGGGAGTTACACTAACGCTAGTATTATTAACGTTAGTGCGATTCCCGTCATTTTGAATAATTACTGGTGCAGGTGGAGTCATTGCAGCACTCAACACTCGACTTAATCTTGAAATTTCATCCAATGTAGCAGCCCGTTCTGATCCTGCATTATCTTTCATCTTAGACAATTCATTATTTCTAGAAGCTATTCTATTATCAGCACCTTCTGCTACGCTTTTATTTAATCCTATATCTAAACCTTTTAACAACGTGTACTTATTACCACCAAAAAAAGGCATAGACTGAGGTGCTGTAAAAGAAAGTTCTGGAATTTTAAATCTTAATTTTTCAGCAGCAAATTTTAAAATCCTATCTGCAAAATTTGCAAACATATTGGATACGGTTTTTATTAAAATTTCTATACCGCTACCCATCTTCTGGCCAAGCAATTTGAATTTTAATTTTAATAAATCAACCGCTGTTGCTGCAATTTCAGGTATATTTTTAAATAAATGTGGAATTATTTTTAAAGCATTTGTAATGATATCAAATAATTTTAAGTCTTTTAATTTGGCTGCCAAAATTTCTGCACCAAAAAACTCTAGAATAAATGCGGGCAATTTAAACAAAACTAAATCAAATATAGATAAAAATCCTTTTACTATGCCCAGTAAACCGCCTTTAATACCACCTATAATTTTATCAACAAATGAAGCATCTTTATCAACACCTTTAAAACCTTCGAAAAATCCTGTTACAAAATCAAAGACTACAAATATTAGATTAGTCAATGGGTTTAGTCGTAAAAATCTAAACAATTTACCTAGAACATCCAAAACAGGATCTAGGAAACCAAACACACCTCTTAGAAAAGAACCAAAACCTTTTATCGTTGTAGCACCCAACTCTGCAACTGCTAATATACCTCCGCCTACTCCTTTTCCTATGCTTCCTAGGGTACTGAATATTTTACCTATTGAAGAAATAAATTTAGATTCTTTTATTGTAGTTATTAACTTAGAAATAGGTTCTATAAATTTTGTTATTTTTGTAGATATTGATTCTTGTAACGTAGTAAGATTTTTACCAAAATCCTGAAGAGCAAATATACTAAAAAAGTTGCCTATTCTTCTAAAAAAGTTGCCAACAGATTCTGTAATACTAGGTATTTCTATTTTTGGAAAAATATTTCCAATTCTTCTAAAAAAATTTAATACACCATCACCGAGTATTGCAATAAATTTTGGAGTTTTAATTAATTTAATACCATCGACTAATTTTTCAGCAAGTCTTACTGGAGCTAAAAAAGCAGATTTTATGATTCCAAAAGTATTTCTAATAATTTTTAATGTTGTATCAATTGTACCCGTAAGCGCGGCTCTTAATTCAGTTTCATAACCGGAAAGAATTGCTGAGATTGCTGCACCTATTCCTAATAACGGTGCACCTATAGCGCCAGCCAAGCCGCCTAATAAGCCGCCTAATAATCCAGGTCCAAATGCTTGTCCTTCGGAAGAACTTGTGCCTGATCTTGGAATAACTCTAGCTCCCGCAGATGCCCGAGCAGCCGCAGCAGCTTCCCGTCTAGCCTCTAATTCATCTAATGCTTTATCTTTAAAAAATTTAACTAGTGTGGTTAGTTCATTCTTTACAAAAGAAACTTGTTCTTTTACAGCACCTAACTGTGAAATATTTGTTTTTTGAAACTCTAAAGTTACATCAGCTAGAGTCATTGTTATTCCTAACTATAGTTATTTTGCTCTTGTTTAATTCTATCATTTTCTTCTTCAATATACTGTATCAATAATGAAATATAGACTTCTCTTTCCCATGGCATCATATTTTCAACTTCTGTCAAAGAATATTTATGTTCGTGCATCAATCTAAAGTTAATTTTATAATGGCTTATTAAGTTATCATGAGAAAGAGCAATTAAAAAAAATCTTCGAGGCCTCTCAGAGAAATTGTATTTTCTTCATCACAACCTTCACAAGTAAAAGTTTCAGTTTTTTCTAATCTTGGCATTTGTTCTACAAAATTCTTAATATGCTCAAATTGTGCTGATGATAAAGATTCTAAGAAATTTTGTTTTTCTTCTAAACTTTCTTCGCTTAATTCATATCTATTTTCTTCTGTTTCTAAAACTTGCATACACGAGGAAATCATTTCAAATGTCTGTAAAGTTTCAGACTGATCTTCATCTACTGATAACACATCTTCTCCTTC